GTAAATGTAGTGCCTATGGGCAGAGTAATTGATGTGGGTCTTAAAGGAACAGATACGCCAGATAAATTTATACTAACTTCTAATGTAGATTTAGCAGACATTTTTGATCTTGGTCTATAACCCAAAGCTTCAGCGTGTGATACAACAGATGATCTTAATTGAGCGGTATTTAAAAACGATTCATTCGTAGCAAAATTTGCGACTAAGCCATTAAAGTGTGTATTATATGCTAAAACATCTAATATATTGTTAAGACCTGATGCTTCAAAATCATAATCGCTAAATTCGGACTGTTGAGCAAAATACGTTTTAAGTGACGTTTTTATATTGTCAAAGTCTAGTTGAGTTGATGTAATATTTGTTGCCATTTATCTTAACCTTGAAATGTCTGTGTCTAAAATTGTCTCAGTGTCACTTCCTATAACTCTAAAAACTATTCTGACATTGCATGAATTTGAATCTGGATTTATTTTTGCGAGAATGTTTAAAATTTCTACTCTAGACTCAAAATTACTTATTGTTTGTCTAATATCTTCCTCTACCTCAGTCTCGGTAATATCGTCGGCTAATTCGAAAAAAAGTCTTGTTACATTTCCTCCAAAAAATGGATTAAAAGGCTTTTCATAATGATTTGTGAGTAGTATGTTTTTGATTGCTTGTTTAACTGAGTCTGCATCTGTTTTTTTAAAAATATCTAAAGGATTAGAGGATGTTGCCCTACTATGCACAGAAAAAGACAAGTCTATGTCTTTATAAGAACTTGTTCTCAAGGTTAATTGAGGTAAAATTCCTAAGTCTTTATCTTCTAATGCTAAAGCTTTATTTGCCATCTATTGTCTCTTTTTTATTCTTAATTATATTTATATGAATTTTAGCTAACTCTAATTATTTTCCAAAGATCACCATCAGGAACTACACTATATATTCTATTTGGAAACAGTTTTCCATTTAGCGTTCTTTTTATTCCCCCTTCAGCAACTTCTTTTGATCCATAAGGCCTTGCCAGATACTGATCCTCTTGTATCTGTTTTCTTTCTTCCATAGTAAGCGGCTCTGGTTCTGGTTCGGGTTCTGGCTCGGGTTCAGGAGCAGCTTCAGATGCAAAACTTCCCGATATATCGTCTGGCGCTACATCGTCAGCATCATATTTTTCTTCAGGTTCATCTTCTGAATCTGGAACTTCAATCAGATCATTTTCGCTTAAAGGCTCATTATTATATACAGAACTAATTTTCATATCAAAAATAGAAGCATAATCTTCAGGAATTTCTGGAGTTGTAACAACTATCTGTGCGTTAGGCATATCATTCTTTTCATCATAAGTATCATAATAAAGAATTAATTTGTCGTAATGGATATTGTCTTTTAAATATGTTGCTAAGTCGAAAGTTTTCTCTAAATCGATTTTACCAGTTTTTGAATTATACAATTCATATGCAATAGCACGACCTTTAGTTTTCAAGTCAGTTAAACTATCAGGAGTTATAGTTTCTTTTTCTCCTTTTTTGTATAATCCTTCAGCAACAACAAGCGAATACCCCGAAAAATCTTCTAAAGTGTGAAATATTTCTAATGCAAAAACATGCGGCATTAGATTTCTAGCAATTTGTTTTCTATTCTCAGCAGTATCAATATGCTGAAGTGTTATAGGATCTCCTAAACTAGCTACAAACTTTGAAATTGATATTTTTTCATTTAATTTAGTTTTTAATGATACGTCATCAAGTTTATTTACATCATATTTTGGTTCAACTAATAACGTAATTCTTCTATTTTTTGATGCTGATTCAGAAGGTACAAATCTTTTGCTTGTAGTCTTACCTTTATTGCTTCCTATTGGCTTAGATCCTGTGGCAGTAGTGAAGTTGCTTCCTCTAACTCTTCCAATATTAGGAGGAGTTTTTGTACTATGATCTGAAGATAAAACTCCTGTAGCAGTTTGATTTAAAATGAATTTAGAATTATCTTTATTACTTTTATTTTTTAGTTTTGATCTAACCTCTTGAATATTAAGTTCTCTATCAGATACTCCTCCATTATTGGTTGTCTGATCTACTGAGTCTTTAATACCTTGATCTTCATCTACATTTACTTTTCTATAACCAACTTGAGATTTTCGTAAATGTTGTTCCATATATTCAGCATCAGGTAAACCTGTCTCGGTAGTATCTCTCGTAAATTCTGTAGAAATGCTTGATGGACTTCCCGGTGCTGGAACAGGTGCACGACCTGCGTTAGCTGACCAACCAGCAATCTCCGCTGTCGCTGCTAAACCATCAAGATCAGCATGGACCACATTCGCTTTAATATCATTACTAGCTTTCATCGTTTTAGTATCAATATTTTCTTGGACGTATAGATTTTTTGTATATGAAATCATGCCTTTGCCGCCCATAGTACCCTCTGTTCCAATACAAGTCATATTATCTGCGGCCATATTAACATTAACAGATGCCAAATCAATACCAGATTCAGAGGTAAATTTCGTAATTCCACTATGAAAGTATTCAGCTTTTCCTTTTATTAAATTTCTAAATGTGCCTTTAATTGTATTAGTAACATCTCCCAAAAGAGTATTTGTTGATTGCATTAAAACTGTGGAGGATTTAGTTTGTTGAATTACCTCTGTCATATGCCTAACTATATTCTTCCTATATGATCCTATAACTTTTAATATATTATTACCGCCAACTTTTACATGATAGTCGCCCTTCACATCTAAAGTGTAATCACCAGTAACTGTCATGTTTAGATTTCCATTATATAGAATATTTCCATCTGCTTCAACAGCTAAATTATGATTTCCAGACACAACTTCGACTCTATTACCAGTACTATTAATCAGAATTGTACCATCAGGTTGAATATCAATTCCTGCACCACAATTATGTTTTATTAAAATTCTTTCGCCTGAAGGAGTATCGTTTATTTCAATAATATGTCCCGATGAAGATTCATCAACTTGAACTTGTGTGTATTCATATGTATCCAGAGTAAGATAACCTAATTCTTTTCCCGGTATACATGCTTTTACGTTGAGATTATTTACATTTTCTCCTCTGCTGGCCTTATTAACACCAGATTGATTAACATATTCTGGTTTAGGAAAAAGTAAATTTGGATCTGAAAATCCAGTTTCATTTAGACCTTCTTTTTCAGTAAAAGAAGATCCTAAGTTATTTTTTCTATTACTTAAATCGTCTGCTTTAGTTGTCATAATTTATCCTTTTATCCATCTATAACCAGCAAATGAACTTCTTTTGGCTAAATTATTAAATCTAGCTACAGAATCTGGATCTGAAATATTGACTAATGAAAATTGTCTTTCATCAAATCCTTGATTAATTACAGCTTCCCAGATTTGATATACCTCTGTTTCTGAAAAATTATAATCTAATGTTGAGTGAACAACAAATTTAGTGCCCGGATTATATTTGCCGGCTTTAGCATCATCCATTACACTTATCATATCAAATTCTGGTAATTTTGCATATGTGAGAAATCCGAAATGTTTAGCTGAAAATTTACTAAGGACATATTCTCCACCAGAAAGTGGCTTATTGTTTTTTTCGATTGCAGTCTCAGCAGGAGAAGTTGAAGTAGATCCTTTTGATAATAGTGGTGGTTTTGTTCCTGATGATTTAGTATTTTTTCTTTTAAAATTTTTCTCTATGTAATCTCTCATATCAATTCCAGGATCAATTTGATCTGGATCTGTATCTCTGTGTCCCCAAACTTGACCTCCTGGATGAACTGAATAAAATGCTCTTATGAACTCTTTCAATGTTTTCCACTGTTCTTGCCTAATTGACTCTGCACTTAAATACTTATTAGGATTTCTAGTTCCCGAAGCGCAGTTAAATCCGCCAACTAAAGCTATACCTATACTATTCTCATCATGTCCGTTGACTTCTGCGTGAGCACCAACTTTATTTAAAGGTCTGCCTCTTTGCAAATCGCCATTTCTTTTAATAATATAATGATATCCACAACCAGTAAATCCATCTTGTGTGTGCCAGTTATGTATTTCTTTAGCGCCAATATTACCTTGGTCTACATAGTTTCCAGTCCAATGAACAACAATTTCTGTAATAGGTCTTATAGATGATCTGATATCAGACACTAATTCTTCATATGAATTAACGAAAGTGAATGTATAATTCCAAATGTCAGTATCAGCGCCTTTCCATTTACTTTCTTGTGAAGAATTATTTACAACTGGAGTTGTTCTATTTCCAAAATCTATAGAAGAAATTTCTGGTCTTATCATATTAGCAATTGAAGGATCTAATTTAAATATTTGCGCTTCAATATCTGCTATATTGGGAATATTTGGAGTTTTTTCTAATATTTTACCCAACACTAAATCCGCAACAGCAGATTTATTACCATTAATTACGGATTGAACGGCATTAAATTGGTCAAGAGGTTTTAAAATACCTTTAGATATAGAGTTGACTTCATTCAAAATAACATTATTTGTGTTTGCTATCACCCTATCTAATGTGCCTCCTTTAAAAGGACCTAAGATATTTTCTGTATTACTAGAAAAATTGTCTAATACGTCTTGAAATTCGTTCTCTATCTTACTAACTTTATCTTTAACTTCATTCACATCTTCAACTAAACCTTTTATAGATTCGAAAGCATTTGCATCAACACCTAAACTCATTAGAGTTTTTACACTGGGTACCTTACCTGTAATACTTTGAAGATTAGACGCTATAGATTTGGGAGATGCTGAAGATATAATTTCAGATAATTCAGATACTTCATCTATAGCACTTGAAGCTATACCAGTTATTGCTGAAATAGTATTTTTCTTTGTAACCTTTTCTTTTAGCAAATCTTCAAAACCTGGAACGCTTCCTGTAATTTTTGCAATTCCAGTACTAACTTTTGTCGCTATATCTCCTCCGTCATATTCTGAAGTCAGTGATTGAATTCCACTTAAAGTTTCTCCAACATTTTTTCCCAAAGAACTTAACTTAACATCTAAAGCTTCTTTGGCTTTAGATTTAGCTAAATCTTTAAATCCTGATATATTAGAAAGATTTGAAGCATCACGAACCATTCCCTGCATTTCTTCAAAGCCTATAGTGTCTTTCAAACTCATTGCGAATACCTCTCTAATACTTGCCTAGCAAAATTATACCTCTTACTAAATGTTCCCGGTTGAGGTCTTTCATAATATTTTTCTACAGCATATGTAGCTTCTTTCAGAGTGTTCGCTGCAATTATTTTACCATATGCGCGTTTTTCTGCATTTCTAAATTCGTGCATAGACCAAAGTAGCTGTGCCTCTAATGTTCTATAGCTTAAACCGTGATCTGAAGAAAAATCTTTTAGACCTGCTCGTCTGTCACCTCTCCACTGTGCTAGTCCAAATGCAGGTTTTCCTAGATCATTAGGGTTTAAAACATCTGGTTTTAGATTAGATTCTGCAGCAAAGTTGCCACAAATTCCCGCACTTTGATTAGGAGTAAACCCATTAGCAAGATAGAAATTATAACACTGTTCTCCATTAGTTGAACCTGTTAATTCACTACCGTTATAAGTAATTGTACTGCCAGATGGATGTCCAGCTAATCTTGTATAAGATGAACCATCTTCTCCATTATCTAATGCTTTACTACTTGTATTTCCATTTGATTTATATGTATTAGGTAAACTTTTTTCTGTTGTATGAAATGATCCTATTACCATAGGCAATTGAGAGTTTTTAGAATCCATAAAAAATCCAAATACCTGCGCTCCAGGCAATATTTTGCCCATTCTACCAATACCTGATATACCGCCTTCTGTTGAAGGAAGTACAACTTGTGCCCAAGGCAAACTACTCAAAGGAATATCAGTCAAGTTTTGAGAATGTAATCCATGAACTCTAACTTGAACTCGACCTAATTTCAATGGATCATTGTTATTTTCAACAACACCGAAGAACCATCTAAAATTATCTCCGTAATATTCTCCAGAAATACTCATGAATTAGCTACCTTTTCTGATATTTTAGTACAGGACAGAACAGTGTTATAGCTATTTCCTGAAAAAATATGTCTTGCAGCATATATCATATAATTTCCACTTTTCTTATGATCAATATATTCTTCTTCCGGTGTCGTATTTTGTAAGTTTAATTGATCCATACTACTCATAAATTTTAAAAGAATATTATTACCAATTGAAACGTTTTTGTCGCTGCTTAGAAAATTTTTACCAGCAACAGTAATATCAATAGCATCTTTTTGCATCAATCTATTTATTGACTTTTTCTTAGCTTTAAATGAATGGTCTTTGGATTCATAATAATTGAATACACCATCGCTAAATGTGTTGCCTGTTATTATTTGAGATATGTGTTTTGTATCAAATTCGTGCGATTTTTTATCGTCAACTATAGAAGTGTTATCGATCAAACCTTCACTTTGATTTACTTTTATAATATTTTTTTCTCTCAATTCATTATAAAATTCATCAATATTATGCTTTTCTTCACTGGAAAATCCCACAGTAGTATCAAAATAATCGTAAGTCGAAGATAATAATCCTTCTTGGGCAAACTGCAATTGATTAACTTTGCTAGATGCTTTAACTCCTTGAATTATGAAAGACTGTACGAATTTATTAAATTTACTGAGATTACTTCCATACGCACTACTGTAAGTATATGGCATAGCATCTTGATTGAGTGGAGGATTTTCCATAATTTTTTCTAAGTCTAAAAATCTAATATCATCATCACAGATAGTTGAAAAAAGATAAAATGGTAATCCATTTTCAGATATAGCACGATCTTTAATCCAAGATAATGCTTGAAGCGGAGTCATATTCGGCACTACAACTCTCATAGGTCCATCAGTATGAATTGATATAGTAATGTCGCGCAATTTTCTTTTAAGATGCTCATTCAACATTTTCTTAATAATCATATTCGGTGTTCCGTCATATGACTGAGAAATTCTTTTTTGTCTTGATACAAAAGCTATATCTTCTAAAATATCAAGTACTAAAATTTTATTATTTGTATTAGCCTGAATACTATTAGCGACATTTGTTATATAAAAAACTTTTTCAATTGTAGTAAGACTATCATTATCTGTGGCAATTTTCACTGTCATTTTTTCACAACCCAGAAAACCCACTGTACTATTTAAATCTGCATTATCTAATATGACTACTGTTCCAGTTAAGTATGGCTTTTCTAAATGTTCAAATATGTTAATTTCAATTGAAACTCCTTTTAGTTCAATCTCTTTATTTGAATTAGTCATTCTATCACTTGATACTTTCAAGCTAACAAGCGTATAATCCGTAGCATTAACTGGATCTTTTATTCTCGATTCCATTAGACTGCCAATAATGATTTTTTGTAAAGGGTGTGTATTTGAGAAACACTTTCTCTTTTTAATACTTTTATAATTTTATTTGAATTATTCAAATTGATATAATGTTGAAGGTTTGTTATTTCTGTATATATTCCTGGTTCTCCTACTGTAGGATCAACGTCAACTTGATTGCCTTCAGAATTTACATAATGTCTTAAAGCTAAATGTTCTGATCTATCATCGCTGGGTTGAATAGTTACAGTCTGTGTGGGATCGCCTTGCTTTTGTATAACTTCTCCAGTAGTTGAGAATGATTTTTTTCCTTGAATTACAATTTGACCAAGATCAAGCTGCCTTTGCTCTATCACACCTACTGTACCTGAAGTTTGTCCTACTACTGTGTCTCCGCTCAACATCTTATCAAAAAATAAATCTCTTGTTACTAGAACAGTGTCATTGAATTGTTTTTTTGTCCATTTCGTTACTTCATTAGTAGAAATGGGAAATCCATTCTTTCTAATATGATCATTCATGAAAAAGAATGTCCAATAAAACTCTGTACTTCCATACAATTTTAAAGATAGAGTATCAGGTCTTTCTCCTTCTAATATTTCATATTTTTCATAAGTCACATTATTTTCTTTAACGTGATCTAAAATATCCGAATATGCGCTAATATTTTGAATGACTGTATCATGAGTCTCTTTTCCAAATTTATATAATGTTGTAGGAAATGGTCTAAAGTAACTCATTATGTTATTCCTTGATTAGCGAATGGAATAAATCCACGTCTATTTTCATTTCTTTGATTTCTAACATCGTTCCGACTTAAAGTTTCAGATTCAATGAAATTCACTGTTATATCTACTTCAGAAAAATCGCCACC